CTTGTTGCCAATTTCCGTTATCAAAATCACGCGAAATTGATGGGCAAGTGTCATTGCCATAACTGGTGTCACTATAACCCAAATGCTTAACTGCATCTAAAACCTTGTTGAAGGTTTCAATATTGTCGTAATCAACGTGGCTAGTCATTTTTCAGTCTCCATCTGTTTATACAATTATACTAATCCGTAAATCATCCTATGTAAAGCCTAAAGATGCACTTGCATAAACTTTTTTTAGGATGTAACGTCCTATCAAATTAACCTTGGAGGGTGACATGAAGAAAGAAAGTCGAGTGGTCTTAACTGAAGCCCAGCATGAGGCGCTGACGTTAGCCGCCGAGCGTGCTGGCATGGCGCTGGCCACGTTTATTCGGTCGGCAGCTATTAACGCTGCGGCCAACGTAGGGATTTACGCTGAACAGCCGCGAGCTGACTGATGGTCAACGGGCGCAACAAGGGCGCATCATTTGAGCGGGAAGTTGCCAACATGCTTCGCGATGAGCTGGGCATAGGCTTCAAGCGCGACCTTGAGCAATACCGCGCTGGCGCTCACGCTGACCTGATCCCAGACGATTTGGCATTCCCGTTTACCTTGGAGCTTAAACGTTACAAGGACGGCCCAATCGGCGGTGCGCCTGCATGGTGGGAGCAAGTTAAAGTTGCCGCCGAGCGTGAGCAGAAGATGCCGTGCCTGATTTACAAATACGACCGTAAGCCAATGCGATGTGTGATCCCGCTGGCTGCGTTAACCGATTGCGATCACGATTACACGGCAGAGGTCGATTTCGAGACCTTCTGCTTTATTGCTAGGGAGGCAATGCAATGACTAGGCCGACCTATGAAAGCTCAGGCGACCGCAGCGCCGAGACTGTTGCTGTTAAAAAGTTTATTGACAGCTTCGGCGGTGAAGTTGATTTCATTAAGCTGCCCCTGCAATACAAAATGGACTTTGCCCTCACACGCAACGGCGTCATCACGGCATTGGTTGAAGTTAAGTGCCGTAAGAATAATAAGCACGCATATCCAACTTACATGATCTCTATGTCAAAACTGGTTGCTGCCGCTGGTTATCGCAACATCGGCATTAACTGCATTTTACTGGTGCAGTGGGCTGATAGCATGGGCTGGGTGCAAATGAGCAATGAGGATTGGAGCGTCAGAGTGGGCGGCAGAAAAGATCGCAACGATTGGCAAGACATTGAGCCAGTCACTCATATCCCAATCAGCGAGTTTAAAGACGTAATCAAAGTGGAGGACAAGAAATGATGATCCCAGCCGACAGACTAACCAACACGGAATACCATGCCAAAAAGGATCACATATCGTCATCTGACGTTAAGATGGTCCACAGCAAATCGCTGGCACATTGGAAGGCGAAGACATACAGCCCAAGCCCAGTGTTTGATATGGGAACCGCCGTACACGCAATGGTGCTAGAGGACGGCAAAGGTATCATCCGTGGGCCAGAGACCCGCCGGGGTAAGGCTTGGACGGAAGCACATGAAGAGGCACAGGCAAACGATCAGACCTTGCTGACCTCCGGCGACTATGACCTTGCGCGGAATATTGCCGATAGCGTGTTGTTTCATCCAGCGGGTCAACGCATGGCTGGGCCGACAACGGTCAACGAGGCCAGCTTCTTTGCAACCGACCCTGAGACTGGGCTGAAAATCAAGTGCCGCCCAGACAGCTATTGGGACGCCAAAGGTGTCCTATACGATCTCAAGACGTGTCAGGATGCTTCACCCAGAGGCGTGGCGAAGGACATGATTTCGTACAACTACGCGATACAGCAAGCCTTTTACATGCACTGCATTGAACAGGCTGGATATGAGGCGTCACAATTTGTATTTGTTCACGTTGAGAAATCAGGCGCGTTTGCAGTCTCGACAAATATAATACATGAGGAATATCTTGACTGGGCCAAGGGCGAAATGCACATGACCCTGCGTAAGATTGCTAAAGCCAACGAGGCCCAGAAGTGGGACACTGGTTGGTCAGATCAAACTAATGTGATTGATCTGCCACGATGGCTGCGTTTAGATGCAGTCGAACTTTAATAGCTTGGAGAAAAACAGATGGCTAAAACAGACTTTAAACCCGTAATGATCCGCAATGTGGAATTTAAATATCCACGGCTCAACGCCTGCTACCGTTACATTACATCCGAGAAAAAATCGGAAGAGTGCGCGCCAACGGCGTCAAACGCGGCTTACTCTATATCTTGGGAGATGCCAGCTGATGACGCTAAAACGCTGCACGCCGATCTGAAGGCACATTATGAGACGTGCCAGACAAAAGTACCATTCAGCAAAGTTTTCGGCATGAAAAATTTGGAGAACGGTAAATATGAGTTTCGCGCTAAGCGCAACGGCACAAACAGCCAAGGCCAGCAGAACGAAAAGCCTCGCGTCATTGATGGCATGAAGCAACCGCTGGCTGACACAGCTTTCTGGGGTGGCTCAAAGGGCAGCATCAAGGTCACTGCGTATCCCGTGACCGATCCAGACGGCAAAGGTGGCATTTCGCTACTTATTGACACCGTGCAAGTCACTCACGCAGTCTACGGCGGCGGCGGCCTCGATGACTTCGACGAAGTGCCAACGACGATGGCTGGCGGCGTTGATGCTTCGCTAGATGACTTCGGACCTGCCGCTGCACCAGCTCAGTCACCAGCGCAGGAAATGGCCGACGCGCCCGACGGGGACGAAATTCCGTTTTGAGTATAAGAAAACCCCCGGCAGTTGGGACGCTGCCGGGGGTTAAAGTGAAAGCGAACCCACGATTGGATGGAGAAAGGTCCGAACATGCACAGACTAACAAAGACAAGCAACGTTGGCAAGAAAGAGCTGCTGCTCGCAGCCGGCGCGCGCGACACTCGCATTAATCAAACCGGGTCACAATATGACGGCATTACAATCGGTAAAATAGCTAAGCTCGTCAGCGAGCCGCAGGCGACTGAAAAGGCCGACGCGCTGTTCTTCATTCCGTCAACTTATCGCGAACATGATGGCAGAAATCACGCGACACAGCGCGAGCATGGCGAGTATTGGATGCTGGCCATTGACGTTGACGAGGGAGACCCATCGCTCACCGAGGTCAAATCAGCCGTTGAGCGTGTCACAGGCAACGCATCCTCACTGATCTATTCTTCGTCCGGGGCCAGCGAAGATAATCGCAAGTGGCGCGTGCTTATACCGCTGTCAGAGCCGATCAGCGGTGAGGATTACGTTGACGCACAGCTCGCATTGTTTGATCTAATGCAGGCCGAGGGGATAGCGTGTGACGCTGCACTTTCACGCACTGGTCAGCCGATTTACCTTCCTAACGTGCCGCCAGCTCGACGTGATAACTTCGGACAGCCAGAGTTTTATCACGGGCTGCGCAATCGCGGTGAGGGTTTGCTTATACCAGCCGAAAGCAAAATCTGGGCAAACCTAGAGTTTCGCCGGAAGAATGAAGCCATCGCAGCGGAACGTGCCGCCGCCGAGCGCCAGCTGCGCGCACAGCAGCGTGAAGAAAAGCGAAAAGATTTCGATGACGTTGATCCAGTTGCTGAGTTCAACCGTAACCATACAATAGCCGACATGATGCTGCGCCATGGTTACGAGAAGCTGGGCAAGTCAGACAGCTACCGCTCCCCAATGCAGACATCTGGCTCGCACGCCACCAAAGATTTCGGCACACACTGGGTCAGCCTGTCAGGCTCAGACCGGGCGGCTGGCATTGGCCAGACCAGCGCAGAGTTTTGCTGGGGTGATGCCTTCGACCTTTACTGCTACTTTGAGCATGACAACGACATGCGAGCCGCCGTGCGCGCTTACGCCGCCGAACTGCGGCCTACTCCGACAGAAGTGCGCGAATCAATCGTGCAGCAGGCAAGCGATCCATATGCTGACTTTGATGCGATACCAGATACAGAGCCAGAGAAACCCAAAGCCACAATTATCATCCCAAACGCCGAACAGAAGCCGATCTTCTGGCTGAAAGACGCCGAGCCAGTGTTGACATCATCGTATCTTGTCAAGGGCTGGCTGGGCCGAGGCCAGATGTCAGTGGTCTATGGGCCATCAAACGTCGGCAAATCATTCTTCTGCCTTGATATGGCGCTCTGCATATCAGCCAGCGTTGAGTGGCAGGGCAGCAAGGTCAAAGGTGGACCAGTGTTGTATCTGGCCACTGAGGGGGGCAACGCATTCCAGTCGCGCTGTGTGGCGCTGCGCAAACATTATGGCATATTTGACGCTCCGCTGGCTGTCAGACCATCACCCGTTGACCTACTGCGACCAGAGGCAGACCTAGCCAGCTTGATAGAGCTGTGCAAACAGATTGAGGCTGATATGGGTGAGCCGCTGGCAATGATTGTGATCGACACGCTGTCGCGTGCAATGGCTGGCGGCGACGAGAACGGGCCGACAGACATGACATCATTCATAGCCAACGCAGATGCCCTGCGCGATGTCACGGGCGCACATATCATGATTGTGCATCACAGCGGCAAAGATACAGCCAAAGGTGCGCGTGGACATAGCTCACTCAGAGCCGCCACTGACACCGAAATCGAGCTGGAAGTGGACGGTAAGATGCGCACAGCCAACGCAACCAAACAGCGTGATCTGGAGCCACAGGAGCCGTTTGTGTTCACACTGAAGGTGCATGAGCTGGGCAAGGATGAAGACGGCGATGCGGTTACAACTTGTACTATTGAGCAGGCCGATCCAGAAGATGTGGCCGACATGCAGCAGAAGCGGCCAAGCGGCGCAAACCAAAAGATCATCGTGTCAGCCTTCAAGCAACTGCGCGGCGAAGGTGTAGGGTTTGCAAATCCAACCGGGGCGGGCTGGCCAGAAAGCGGTCAGTTTTGGTGCATAAGTGAGAACGATTTAAGAAAGTTTGCCAGCGGTAAAATGACTTCAACCAATGCGTCCAGCGCATATGCAACCGCCATGAAAGCGCTGCTCGGTAGCGGCTACATGGTCCAAAATGAGGGTTTTGTGTGGGTCAGTGCTAAGGAGGGGAGGGTGGTTTGATGGGCAGTTTGCTACATATTTGCTTTTGTAATGTTATCAGTATGTTGTTGGTTGAAATATGTAGAATATGTAGAATATGTAGGCAAATCTGTATATTTGGACCAAAACTACATAATATACAGATTGCCTATAGGGCATCTGTATATGTAGGTCGGAGGTTTTCATAATGGCTAAAAAAGCAAAAGCCAAGCCGGATAAGGCTAAAGCGGCGATGGCCAATCGTGGCACGTTTGAGAGCAAGCATACGAACTATGGCAAGCCAATCCACTACAAGGTAGCAGCAGCGGTTGAGCCGTTTAGCTTCGCGTCAGCAGCGGCAGCTAAGGTGTGGGGAGATACGCTGGTTGATTGCGTGCCGCCGGCATACGCGCTGCGTTACCGTGAGCTGAGAGGCCAGCTGGAAGCCGCAATGGTCGCAGAAGACTACACGCTGTGTGTCGAGCTGGCTACAAGCCTGATTAAAGCGCTCAAGGTGATGAACGTGAAGGCAAGGCAGGATGGACATGAGCCGCCAAAGGTTGACGGGCATATAGCCGAGTTTAAGGGGAAGACATACTGCTTCCTCGCCAGCGGTGATCTGGCGGCTGTCAGGCGCAAGTATCCAACGTGGGCCGTGTATCATATCAGCGAGGTCTGCGCCGTCATGAGCGTGCGCACAGATGAGATGATGGCAGCTGTGACGAAAGAGTTTGCCGGGGCGAAGGTTGTAGAAGTCCGGGTGTTTGATGATGAGATTAACTTTGAACCAACAGGAGAGTGAGATGACGAAGAATGTACGCACGACGGTGCTGGAGGAAGCCATCGGGCTGATTAACGGGCCAAGGCAAGCTCACTATGGGACGCCGCAGGAGAACTTCGGTGCAACGTCGCATATGTGGTCAGCCTATCTGGGCATCAAGGTATCGCCCGGCGACGTGTGCCGGCTCATGTGCCTGCTGAAGCTGGCTAGGCTGCGCAATGGGCCGCATCACGATAGCAGCTGCGATGGCGCTGCATACTTGGCGCTGGGCTGTGAGCTGGATGAGGGTATGCTTGACGTGCCGACTGAGCAGCCTTAACGTAATCAGCAGGCGGCGCATCCTCCCGCGCTGTCCAACTTGCCCTCGACGGTTTTTGCATCCAGTTTGTCCGTCGGGGGCATTTTTGTGAAAGGTGGGAGAATGTCCTATCGAATTAAGTTGACCTTAGACATAGCGTGCGAGGACAATCAGGCGGCTGAGGATGAGATTGATTGGCTGGCCGATTACGTTAGCGACAGGTTAAATGAAGGCGCAGACATGCAGCGGATCGTGCAAGCAATGGTGGAGGCTCTGGTTGAGCTATCTGACATTAATGAGCTGATGGGCGCAGAAGGCAACACAATACACTGAGCGAGGCTGTGCGTGCGCGTGAGGGGTGAAGCTCCCCGCGACACTGGTTGGCATCGACGCGCCGGGTGCGCTCGCTTAATTGAACAAGCGTTCAATTACAAGCCAGAATGTGGCAACAATGTGGCGAAATGAGGTGCAATGATACCTCACAAAAGTCAACGCACTGTAATCATTGCATATTAAATTTAACATAATGCGGATTATGCGTCTTAGCTGGCGGAATGAGGCAAAACACCCCCCCGGTCAGGATTTCGACGGGGGAGTGTGTGTGTAGTTTCCCGCACACACGCTTGCCCCCCCGGCCCCCTCTTGCCAACCGGCGCTCACTCAGAGTAAAATTTAAAAAAAACGGGAGTTACCACGATGGCTGGGAAGGCTTTACGCAAGCGCATTTTGGCTGAGGTCGCCAAGAACGGCGGCGCTGAGTATATATTTGATCGCCTATCGTCTGGCACTACGCTGACGGCGATGGCCAAGGAGTTTGAGTGCAGTCGAGAATATTTGCGCAACAGCTTGCATACTGTGCCGGAGTACAAGGCGGCGCTGGAGAATGCCAAGCTGACGGCAGCTGACGCGTTGGTTGAGC